CACCTGGTACACGACTAACAGGTGCAGCAGGAACAATCAAGACTCAATCTATTGCAGCAGGTGCAAACAACATTGCTCCAGCAGCAGCAGTAACCGTTACACCTTGGGCATAGTCCTAATTAGGATCTGAATAAAACAATGGTACGTCCAGTAGGCGGAGGAGCCTCTCGTGGTAAGCGATTGGCTACTCCGTCTCCTGATGTCCTGATGCAAGCGATTGGTTCATCAGGAGCATTTGGCCCACGCCAAATGAAAGGCATTACAGAAATTGTTGGGCAAGAATTTAAAGGAATTCCAACCACCGCATCATATGGTGAGTTTGATGAAATGATTCCTCTCTTTGGTAATCAAAGAGGAACGAATGCACAGGCCAAAGAGACAATGAAGTATTACGACCCATTAACTGGTTCACAATATGAAAATTATGGCGAAGAGCCAGATATGGTCGATGATCAACCAGCAGAGTTAACCTTAGTTCCAACTTCAACTATTAATCCTGAACGACCTCGTACGGTTGCTGCGGGCTATGATAAAAACGAAGAAAAGATTACTGTTGTATTTCGTGACGGTACCTTCTACAACTACTATCAAGTTACACCAACTGAATGGCAAAGATTTAAAGCAGTAGTATCAAAGGGCCGTTACATTATGGCCTACCTAGATTCAAAGCCTCGTGGTCAAGCAGATGTTTCCAGCATCTCTCAGACTGCTCGCACAGCCTTTTACCGATTTAGCCGTGCAGCCCAAAGGCATTATAGTAGTAATCCTAACCTGTACACAGGAACCTACAAAGTCAGAAAGTAGAGCAATGCCAAAGGCGCACAACATCGGATCACGCTTTGTTCAATTTACAAACTTTCCCTATGAGTGGGGTAACAAGGTCGTTGTACGTGGCTGGACACAGGAGATTGAGTCTCCATTTAGAACTTCTAAACCATTTATAGTACGATTACCCAAATACAAGGCATTAGTCTTTGGAAGATGGAGTGGCATGAAGTCGGAAGAAGAAGCACTAAGCGGAGCACTAGAGGCAAGGGATGCATCATATGAAGATTTTAAAGAAGAAGCAGGTTGGACACCAGCCCCAGACTCGGATCGAGAAGCGAGTAGCCGCAATCTCGTCTCCAGATTTGATTTCATGGATGGAGCAATCGATGTATACAATTGGCAAACATATCACCATCTGGCAACGGAACCAGACCCAAGCGGATCTTGACGAAGTACTTATGGGAGCAGAAGCATTTTATGCTATTGCTAAAGAATTAAAGCGCCGTTCATCATCCTCTTTATAATTAATTCGTTTATTGTTAGGTAATCATGGACACTAACATTGAGGAAAAGTTTGAAGAGATTAACCCTGAGTTTTATCTTCAGGACGGTCCTCCAGCAGAAGAACCTATTGATGAACAACTAGACGAATTATCCCAGCAATTTGTTAACAAGTTGATTGACAAGATCATGATGTTTCTTAAAGAGGTAGTAGGCCATGACTTACACCCATATCAAAAACCTTTGGCTCGTCGCATTATGGAGTCAGTCATCATTAATGATGGCGAAGAAATTACAGCCCTAGCATCTCGTCAGTCAGGTAAATCAGAAACAGTTGCTGATACAGTTGTTACCTTGATGATTTTGCTTCCTCGTCTTGCAAAGTTATATCCCGACCTACTTGGTAAATATGAAAAAGGTTTGATGGTTGGCTTGTTTGCTCCAACCGAAGGTCAGGCTGAAACTCTCTTTGGTCGTGCAGTTACACGTCTAACATCTGAGCGAGCAATTGAGATTATGGATGACCCAGAGATCGATGATGCTGCTGCTCGTGTTGGTGGGGTAAAGCGTCGTATCAGACTCAAGAAGTCTGGATCAAGCATTACGATGATGACCGCTAACCCTCGTGCAAAAATTGAGTCTGAGTCTTTCCATCTAATTGTTATTGATGAGTGTCAAGAGGCTGATGACTTTGTAGTATCTAAGTCAATCTCTCCGATGCTTGCGTATTACGCAGGAACAATGGTCAAGACGGGAACACCAACAACAAGTAAAAACAATTTTTATCGTGCTATTCAGATGAACCGTCGTAGGCAAACTCAACGAGGTAACAGGCAAAATCATTTTCAATGGGATTGGAAAGACGTTGTTAAATATAACACCAATTATGAAAAGTTTATTCGCAAAGAGATGCTCCGAGTTGGTGAAGAGTCGGACGAGTTCCAGATGTCATACAACTGTAAGTGGTTGTTGGAAAGAGGTATGTTTGTTACCTCATCTATCATGGATGACCTTGGTGACGTATCCTCTGAGTTAGTAAAGTCTTGGCACAAGACACCAGTGGTAGTTGGCATTGACCCAGCACGTAAGACTGACTCAACTGTAGTTACGGTTGTGTGGGTAGACTGGGATCGCCCAGATGAATTTGGTTATTACGATCATCGCATCCTTAACTGGTTAGAGATGCAGGGTGATGATTGGGAAGAGCAGTACTACCAGATCGTAAACTTTCTCAGTAACTACGATGTGCTTGCTGTAGGGGTAGACGGCAACGGTGTGGGTGACGCAGTTGCTCAACGTTTAAAACTTTTATTGCCTAGATCAGAAGTTATGGCTCTTACATCAAGTCAATCAGAACAATCAAAGCGATGGAAACATTTGCAAGCACTCATTCAACGTAAGCGGTTGAGTTGGCCTGCCCATGCAAAAACTCGTAGATTGCGTACATGGAAACGTTTTTACCAACAGATGGTTGACCTAGAGGTAACTTATAAGGGCCCTAACTTTGCTGCGGCAGCCCCAGATGAAACCTATGCACACGATGACTTTGCCGATTCTTTAGCAATTGCATGCAGTCTAACCCAAGATCTAGTAATGCCAGAAGTGGTAGCCTCTAGTAATCCTTTTTTTAGTTAGACAACACAAAGAGGCCAAAAGGTAGGAAACTATATCCAGGAAAAGGCCTTTCCAATACATCCTTAAGGAGTAAGTATGTCAATTTCACCAGCACCTCAATTTCCAGAGCGTGCACCACAAGTATACGAAATGAAGGGTGCAGCAAATGCAACCCGTCGTGGACCTCTTCGTTTTGAAGAAGGTATCGCAACAGATACAGATGTCCCAACAGATTTCCAAACAGGTATGGCTTCAGGTCAAGCAACCGCTCCAGGTCGCCCAAACCGTAACGCTCCTGTATGGCAGAAGACTGCTGCAGAAACTCTTGCAGAGCGTGCACATGTCGGATCTGCTGCATGGGTCGAAGCACCAACATTCCTTGGTGAGTTTGCACACGGAACAATGAACGACTACTCAGCCGCTAAGATTGAGACAGTTGCTCGCTCTGGTGGACGTACACAACGTCAATCAGCAACCGTAGTAAACGACTAATTTAATAAGACACTCGATACGCCCCTACACTAGTGTGGGGGCTATCGGATTATCCAGGGAGGAGATAAAATGAGAAAACCAGCCAATCCAAAGTTGTATGCCATGATCGTGGCTCAGGCTCGTGCAAAATACTCTAGTTATCCAAATCCTGGTGCATCTGCATGGGTTCATAAAAGGTATGTTCAATCAGGTGGACAGTTTATTGAAACGACTGAGAAAGATCGTCGTGCAGGTATTGCAAAGAAAAAGTTTGAAAAAGCAAAACAAGAAAAGAACGTTGAGACTAAAAAAGATAAGAAGAAGTAATGTCATTTCTTGATTTTTCACCACCGTCGTATAGAGCGGCATCAAGTGACCTTACTATATCCATTTCCCCTCTGGGACTTGTTGAACTTGCTGATGAAGAATTTGAAGTACACGGTCCACGCCTAAACCGTTACTCACTTAACTGGGCGATGTATCTTGGTCATCATTGGGGTTATCGCCGTGAGTCTGGCGAAATGCAAATCGCTGTTAACTACTACCGTGCATTTAACGATTATCTTTCCCGCTTTACTTTTGGTAGAGGGGTTCACTTCCGTTCTCCAAAAGGAACAGAAGCAATTGTTCCAGATCGCTTAGAACGTATTTGGGAAGTAGACAATGACAAGATGCGTGTGCTTCTTGAAATGGGTCAACAGGGCGGTATTACTGGTGACGTATTTGTAAAGATTGCATACGAAGAGCCATGGGCAGACAGTGCAGGAATATCGCATCCTGGTCGTGTTCGTCTCCTTCCAATGAACTCATCATTCTGTTTTCCTGAGTTCCATCCACATGACCGTACACGCCTATTGCGTTTTAAGCAGAAGTATCGTTTCTGGGGTACATCCCTTGAAGGTACTCGCCAAGTATTTACCTACACTGAAATTCTTACTGATGACACTATTGAAGAATATATCAACGATGAACTCATCGACTCACGTCCTAATCCACTTGGGCTGATTCCTGTAGTTCACATTCCTAATGTTCCTGTTTCAGGATCGCCGTGGGGTCTCGCAGACGCACACGACATCATCACCATAAACCGAGCCTACAATGAGATATCAACTGACGTAGCAGACATCATCAACTATCACGCTTCACCTGTGACAGTAATTGTCGGTGCTAAAGCCTCTAATCTCGAAAAGGGTGCTAAGAAGGTTTGGGGCGGTCTTCCAAAAGATGCTCAAGTCTTCAACTTAGAAGGTGGTGCATCAGGTATCGATGGAGCCCTGAAGTATCTACAACTTCTCAAGACATCAATGCACGAAATTATGAACATCCCAGAAACCGCCCTGGGACAAGTTCAACCAATCTCTAACACGTCAGGTGTTGCTCTTTCTATTCAGTATCAGCCATTGATGAACCGTTACTCACAAAAGGTTGCTCAATACGGCAAGGGCCTAGAAAAGATTAACGAACTTGCTCTTCGTACTCTCTTCCTCAAAGAGCCAGAGACAATGATCTACAACCCAGAGGTAGACGGCCCAATTAAAGAAGGCCAAGACACAGTATTAGATCCAAATGATCCAATCTCCTACATGAACTATGTTCAGTTCCCACAACCACTTCCACTTGATAAGTTGATCGTTCTTAACGAGATCCAGACCAAGTTGGGTATGGGACTAGAGTCCAAGGAAGGTGCCCTTCGCACACTTGGCGAAGAATTCCCAGAAGAGAAGTTGCAAGAGATTCGTGAAGAACTCAAGTCTGATGCTGAGGCTGATGGCGCTCTACAACTCATTAAGATTCAAATCCAAAAGCAAATTATGGATATGACAGGCATGATGCCTGGTCCTGATGGCAATTCTGCTATCCCTATGCAGCCAACCGAACTCGGTGATGGCGATGTAATGGGTGATGGAATGCAAGGACCTCAAGATCCTAACAACCCAGAGAATGCTGCAAGCCAAGAGACCAAGGGCGCTGAAGTCCAGGCCGAGGCAGACATTCGCAACAAACTTGTCACTGATGCCTATGGAACAAAGATTCCACAAAGGAGATCAATAGACAGGGACTAAATCGCTAAACATAAATAAAATTAGCGTTTACTGAGATAAGTGCATTCAAATGTAGTGCAATTATCTCACAACAACCAAGTGGCACGCCTTCGGGCATTCGGACAATGAGACAAGAAATATAGGTGACCAATTATGGCAGACCAACAAGACGTAGTAGATGTACCAACACCTACTGCACCAGAAGTGAGTGAGACAACAGAAGTGACTTCTTATAGCGCAGAGGACCTCGCAAAGGCCCGTGAGCAAGAGAAGGCTAAGTTGTACCCACAAATGGAAAAGATGAAAGAAGAACTCGCTTCATTGAAGAAGGCTCGTGAAGAACAAGCCGCCAAAGAAGCAGAGCGTGAAGCAAAGCGTGCTGCTAAAGAAGCAGAACGTACTGCTAAGGCAAAAGACAAAGAAGAAAAAGAACTTTCATTTAAGGAACTTCTTTCAAAGAAGGAGCAAGAATTTCAGACTCAAATTGAATCTGAACGTCTTGAAAGAGAAAAAGCCTTCGCACTTCTAGATATGGAACGT